TCTTGAACGTACACCACGTTCAATATCCTCTTGAATTTCCGCAACGTCTACTTCTTTAAGTAAACCATTATTCCAAATCCATTCTTTACCTTCCATAATACCTTGTACAAAGGCTTGAGGTGCAGATGGGTCTGCAACAATGTCGGCTGCGGTTGCCAAGTAGAAATCTTTGTTTACATAGTTTGCACCATTCTTCTGTTGCAAACTACCCATGCCTCTTGATGAGACTGCGAGTTTACCACCATCGTCCATAATGTTTGATACAATATTACCCATTGGTGTTGACATAATTTTTGCCTCACCAACAAAGTTCTTTCCATCCCTTTTCAGAGATGTAACCATGTGCGATACTCTTTCCAGATTGACTGTTGGGCCTTCTGGATGTCCAAGTTCACCATACGCACGATTCTCGTTGATAAATTCTTGACTGTATCTATTTACTTCTTTTTCTAAAACCTCAACAGGATATATTCTACCATTGCGGTTCTTGATATCTCCCTGTAAGAAGATACCTTTAATCTTGTAGTTCTTTTTACCCTTTTCGTCTTCTTCCGAAAGGTATTGAACGTCTTGAATTTGTTCTGAAATTAATTTCATTTCAATTCCCCTTTACGGTTGACTACCAACTGCTGTACAACTCATCGCTGCAGAACAAGTAATAGTATCACTTGGTCTTTTGTCTATAAGAATTACTGAGCCTGCGGTTAATACCACTGAACCAGCATATGTCTTTGTTGCAGTTATTGTATGATTTTCTGATGGGCCATCTGTTAAAGTTAATACTACGTTATTTTGTGCATTTGTAAATGTAGTTGCAAGATTAACTGTATTTGCATCTACTACTTTTACAAAGAACAGACCATCATCTGTTAATTCAGCAATCTTAGTTCCACCACCATCAGAATAGATAACTTCATCCCCTGTAGTAAAACCATGACTTGATATTGTAATTGCAGCACCAGCAACAGCAGATTGTGCATTAAATGTACCAGTTACGGCCGCAATAGTGACTGTTCCAGCATTAGTCGCACCAACCCTAATTCTTGTTGCTCTATTTAATGTAGTCGCTGAGGTTACATTAGTTGCACTTCCTTTTAAAATCATTTTTACAGTCCTAACATTTCTCTCTCAAAGTAGCTCAAAAGGTCTTTTTCTTTTACCTTGAACTTCCTTGCGGAGTCTTTTATAGTTTTTTCAAAAGTATTTAGGAAACTTGAAGGTTTAGAGTCCATAATCGAAAATATATTGTCAACCGCCTCTTTCATCTTAGGAGACAGTTTCTTATATTCTTTTGATTTTTTGTGTTCGTCACTCTCTGGTAATGACGTAACTAACTCATCAAACTTCTTCATCTTCCACATTCTCTACTTCTGGAACGTGTTGCGATACCATAGTACCAGCAACTTCTTGTCTTTTAATCTCAAGACTTGCACCCATCTTTTGTGAGATTGCTGCCTTGAATTCGTTTTCTGCCTTCAGATTGTCACCATCTGCAAGTGCATTAATTATTTCTATACTCATAACATTTTACCCTTTGGTTTTTTTGATTCAAAGTTGTCTTCTTCTTCTCCGCCACCTTCAATTTCTTTTTCAAGTTCAATTTCTTGAACGATTTCTTCAATTTCCTCATCAGTTTGTCTGAGGATATTTTTCTGTACCCAAGTTTTTGAAAAGAAATTTCCAACATAAGGTTCAACTTGACCCAACATATCAATACGTTCTCTAAGGATTTCTGCGTCACGCAATTCTGCAAAGTGACCATCTTGTAAGAAGTCATACTGAATATGTTCTTTAATCTTATCCCATTCTTCCTCAGCAATCACACCTGTAAGAACAAGTTGTGTGCGAAGAACGTCATGGAATAAAGCGGAGAACTTTTTACGAAGTCTCTGTACAAATTTAGAGAACTTCAATTCATCTCTAGTAATCTCTGTAGAACGACCAATAGAAAAGTTTTGTTCTGCTTCCATTCTGGACATAGGTACGTTTAACGACCTGTACAGTTTTCTCTGGAAGTATGTGATATCATCAATCTCACCAAGGTTTGAACCGCCAGGCAAGGTTGTGATTTCTGTTCCTCTACCACCTTCTCTACGAGGTAACCAGAAGTCTTCCAACATTGACATATGATTTCTATCGTCACGAATTTCACCAGTTGATGCATCATAGACCAACTTGTTTCGATAACGACTCATCACATCTTTTAGATATTGTTCTGCCTTAATTTTAGGAAGATTACCAACGTCAATGTAGAAAATTCTACGTTCTGGAGCTCTTGAGATACGATAGATGACTAGTGCATCTTCAATCATTCTTAACTGGTTGACAGGTTTGATTGCCTTATGAAGATAAGACAGTACTGAACCTTTAGTTTGGTCTACCAATCCAGAAGGACAAAATGCAATGGAATCTGTTGTAATCTTGAGTGCAGATTGTGGTGTTGAACTGTTATCTACTACCTTTTCATTATAAAGGTAATACTCAAGTGTTTGTTTCTGTTTGTCAATACCAGTAACAGGGTCAGGCCTATCTTTGATGACCTCTCTTACTTTCTTGATTTTCCTTGGGTCAATATAACGAAGTTCCTTGATTCCTTTTCTTGGTTCTTTCTTATCAATCACCTTGTGGTAATAGATACGACCATCGACATACCATCTACGAAAGATGTCATGTCCTTTGATATTGAAATCAAGTAATTGAAGAACCCTATCGAATTCTTCATTTATACGTTTTTTAACCTTTGAGGAATACTCCAACCTGTCTAACCGCAAGGCAACAGGTGCATCGAATTCATTTGAAGCGATGCCTTCACTAACAATATCTTCAATCGCAGAATCACACTCTGGTTGAATCGCAATATCACGATATCGTCTAATTAAATCATTTTCGGTTTTGTCTCGACCATCTACGTCTAATGTCTGACTATAGAAACCGCCACCAGCGACTTCAATAGTACCGTCATCAGATGAAGGGAGAGTGAATGACTCTCCCTCATCTTTTTTACGAGTGATTTTGAACCCAAATAACTCAGCCATAATATTTCTAACTCCTAATTTACACTACTATTTAGTAGGTTTGTCAGAAGTTAAATGCCTGAAGTAGTGAAATGCGTGTATCTCCAAGTTACAGCGAACTCTTCAATTGCACTTGCAGTTTCCATACTTAGGTCAATCGGAGCAACAACAGTAGGCATACAATTGCGAAGTTCATATTGTTTTAGAACTTGACCATCTCTACCCAATTGTTCAATTGTCATTGTAGCAGTATAATCTGCAACATTGGGAGAACCACTATTTGTTACTAAGTTATTCATTTTATTCAACCAAGACTCTACAGCATTTCTGATTGCAAAGTCTGTATCGTTGATAAAGGTTGAATCCCAAGTTTCAAATTCTCTGTCTCCAGCAAGATACAAATTTCTTCCTCTAAACGGAACTGCAATTTCAGTAACCGTTTGGCCAGGAAGTGATGCAGCCTTACATAAGAACAAAGACTTTTCTGGGATTTGTACTATTCCACCAACACTGGTGAAGAACACTCTAAACTGATTAGCTCTCGCACCACCGCCAGTAAGGTTTGCTTTAAATCTATCTATTGAAATACTCATTTAATTATCCCCCTACCTCTGAAAATGCGACCCCAGTTCTCACTGCGATAAAGTTCAGTTGAATGAAGTTGATAGAACGAGCCGGTTTGATGAAGATATCTGCAACAAACTCATTTCGGTCAATGACCTCACCTGTATTATTTGTACCATCACAAACTACACTAAAGTCTGTGATACCTCTACGACCTTGAATGTCTCTCAAGAACGGTTCTACTAAGTTTCTAAACTGTGCTTGTGTGAACTCATCGTTGAATTCAAACAACTGGAACTTAGCAGCGGTTGCAATAGACTTCTCAAGAAGAATAAACAACCTACGAACATTGATTCGGTCAAATGCACTTGGTTTACTTAGTGCAGTTTTATCACCGAACAATACTGTACCTTGGCCTGGGAATGTAGTAACAGGGTTAATTCTAGCAGGATAGAGAATATCTCTTTGTGCCTTGGTTGGGTTAAACGCAAGTTTAACTGCACCACGAATTTGTCCTCTGTTGAAACCGCCAGGCGAGAAGAATGGGTCTGCAACATTGTCTGTGTTTGCACAAAGACCAGCAATATCACCATTCAAAGGAACGTATCTGAACGTATCATTGAACTTGTCGTACATATACTTGTATCCACTATCGAATACTGCATAAGACGAACTTGCAAGACTATCAAAGAAACCTTTGACATTTGAACCCTGTGTATGTGCAGAAGACACATTCACAACATCTGCTCTACGAGGAGAGATAAATGCAACACAGTCTTTTCTTGCTTCTACAATGTCAATCATTTTAGTCGCATGAGACACACCGTCTGCACTAGCGGGCGAAGTTCCTGCCATCAGAAGGTTTACGTCAACTGTTTCTGCATCTGCAAACTCATCGTATGCAAGTGCGAGTTCACCAACTGTTACTGCATAGTCATCTGTACCACCAGAAAGGTTGTCATCTTTAACACCACCTTTACCAGCAGTTGATGCAAATGTAGTACCAGCAACTGGGTCTGTACCAGCATTACTCAATGAAGAGTCGTGGTCTAACCAGTATATAAGTTTTGACTGTCCGTAAATTACGTCTGGATAGAAGTTTGTTCCACCCTGTGAAGTCTTAGCGGATGCAGCCTGTGATACGAATGGGAATGTTTCAAGAACAGCATTAGTTCTTTCACCATTTGTATCTGCTCTGAAACCAGAGATGTCACCAGTTCTGTCAAATACAACAACGTGCATTTCATCAGCGATAAGACCTTTACCAGTTGCATATGTTGATGTGCCTGGAGCAGCATCAAACAAGTCATAAAATCTCCAACGTCTACGAACATTTGTCGCAGCAGCAAGAGCAGTTTTAAGACCACCACCGTTTGGATTGTCTAATTGTTTAATTGTTAGATTGTCAGTTGAGATTGCAGTAATCTCGTATTCTTGACCATCTGCTTCTTGGAAATGTACAATGTCACCGACATTGTATGCAGCTCCACCAGCACCAGCAGAACCACCACCAGTGTCAACTCCAACAGTAGTTGCACCAATAGCAGGAGTACCAGTTGTTACACCAAGTGTATTGGCGTTTCCAGCAAAGTTTTGTTCATATGCAGATGCGTTTGAACATATTGATACTCCAAGTGAGTTACCATGTGTTCCAGCAGTTCTTGCACCCCATTCACCAGCTGAACCTTGTCCAGCAGAATAGTTATTTAAGTAGTCATCTGTACTCTTGATAAGCAAACCAGAACCACCACTTGTAGCATTTACAATGGCAGATGTTGCACGAACAACTCTGAGTGCGTTACCGTACTGCAAAAAGTTTGCAGCGGTGAACCATGTCTCAAAGTTACTTCCGTTTGGTTTACCAAAGATATCCACTAATTCTTTCTCTGAACCAACAGCAACGATTTCACCAACTGGGCCTTTTTGAAAGGCACCAGCCATGCCACCGATTGAGGTTGCTACAGCAGGAACGATATTAGTAAGGTCTATCTCTTTAACAAGAACACCAGGCGATAATTGAAAAGGCATTTTTGTTTCTCCTATTACTTTATATTAAAGTTGTTCACTTCTCATATATTTAGTATTATTAAGTTTTGAAAACCCATTTTTATATGCACCACTGCATATAAATAGATTCATGTCTCATTATAAACAATACAAGGAAACCATAAAAGAAGTGACTAAGAGAAACTATCGTATGAGAGTTATCTGGGTCAATGAATTCCTTGCAAATCAATCTTGTTGTCATTGTGGAGAACGAGAGACTGCTTGTCTACAGTTCTATCCACATAATTCTAAAATCCGTTCTCTTTCTAAGCGTAAGGGTCTTAATACACAATCTAGACAAGAAGTCATAAAGTTAATCGACCAATCTAAAATTGTATGTGCAAATTGTTACCTCAAAATGGAAAATGATATTATTGAAATTATATAGGGTTTTACCAATTTGTATCGTAATTCCTTACGATTGGTGACCACCTTGTACCATACTCATCTACCATCTGACCGATATTTTCATCTTCCAACCCATCAGTATAGAAACCAAATGGAGCCATGTCCTGTTCCAGTTGATTTTGATGTTCTAAAAACATCTTTTCTCTAAGGTCAATATCAGTGAGTTCTTTAAAGTATTGTTGGTTTGTCATCCATGCAAACAACACACAACACATTGCGAGGTCATCTGTGTGTCCTTCTTCTGCTTGGAATGACTGTCCATGTTGTACAAAGGTTGATAACTCATCAATTAATTCATAGTCATTGATAACTAACTTATCAGTTTCAACCATTTGTTTAAGATTAGAACATCCCAAAGTCTTTACTGCTTTAGTTGTTCTAACTCCAAGTTGCGCTCTACCCCCAGAGAAACCAGCACCAAGAATCTGACCAGCACGACCACGCATAGATGCCATAACTAGGTTATCATATTCTAAGTCATATTGCATTGCTGATGCAACCTGTTCTCCAATGTCATTTACCTCAATCATCACATATGCTTGATTGTATCCTCTTGCGACTTGATGAATTATTGTTGGAAACAGTAGAGGTTTTATTTGATTGTCACGATACTTTGCAACAATCTTATAAGGTAATTGTGATACATCAAACACTAGGAATGCAGAGTAATCGTTGTTTGTACCCCTTGCAACGTCCGCTACAAGTGCGTATGTGTGTCCTTCTTCTGGATTTATGTACACATCAATACCAGCATTCTTCTTAATTGGTTCATCGTAGTGAAACGATTTAATCTTTGTTGGATGAATAAGTGTATTGACAGACCCCAAGAACTCACACTCAAACTCACGATTGAACTGTTCTTGTGACGTATTTGCAATAGTTTCGTCTTTCCACTTCTCATCACGGCCTGGAATTTCTGACCAGTGAACCTCAATTGGAATATATGAATTTCTTTCTGTCTCTGCATCACTCCATAACTTGTAGAACAGATTCATTCCATTTGGTGTAGAAACAATAATCACCTTGGTTGTTTTACCAGATGATATTGTAGGATACACAGAACTAAAAAAGTCCTCTGCGACATTGTGTGGCACGAAGGCAAACTCATCTAGA